GCTATAGCAGTTCCTTGCCACACTCCTGAACTAATAGTACCTACCCCAGTTATGTTGGATTGATTTGCTACAGACAATAATCCTGCATTAGTCATAGCAGCAGTAGTGCCCATTGTAAGTGTTCCCTCGATAGTTGTTACCGAAGAGGCTTCGCTTCCAATAGTAACATTAACCTCATCTTCAGCATCTCCATCTACAAGCTCAAGCCCAATTGTCATTTCTCCATCATGAGAGGCAACCTGCAGTCCCAAATGACCACCCTCTGAACCATCTGTTTTGTCTGATATTTTTCCAAATATTTGAGCGTAAGCAGTTGCGTTTTGACCAGAGTCTTCTCCTTCCCACCTTACAACACCCAAGGTGTCGCCGTCCGCTGGAGCGGCCCCTCTATCTTTTATGAAAACAAATCTCTGACCTCCAGTTACGTCTGCCTCAGATTTAAGCTCAATTCTAGGGAAGCCTCCTGATGAACTTGTCAGCTGCAGCGTATCTGTATCTGCATCATAAGTAAGGTCAGACTCAGCTTGTACTGCAGAAGTCCCATTGCCCGTAAGAAGTGCATTCGCTGTAAGGGAGGTAGCTCCTGTGCCACCCTTGGCCACAGTAACAGTATCCGACAAAGTAGATCCTGCAGCAGTAACCGTAATAGGTGCAGTTCCGTTGAAGTCTACTCCGTTAATCGCCCTTGCCGTAGCCAGTGCTGTAGCTGTTGCAGCATTGCCTGTACATGTACCTGAAGATCCTGAAACGTTTGTTTGATCTCCTGTATTGTTTCCTGATATACTAGCGTCTGAAAGAGCGGTACTAAGTTGAGCTACACTAAAAGAACCTAAAACAGCGGCATTGCCAGTAGATGTAACATGGCCTGTTAAGTTTGCATTAGTTGTTACTGTAGCTGCGTTACCACTAGTGCTTTGGTTAAGTGTGGGAACATTGTTTGCGTGGATTGTGCCAGTTCCGTCAGAGGTAAGATCTACGGGTATGGCATCAACAACAACATCAATATTGCCGTCTCCGTCTTGATAAGTAACTGTAACCCTAGTCTCAGTGTTACCGCTAAACATGGCGCCTACAATGTCTTGAACTTGTTCGCTGGTAAGCTGAGTATTGGTGTCAGCAGAAGCAATCGTAACGGTATCACTTGAGGCGTTTGTCGTAATCGTTACGTTAGACCCAGCAGCAAGAGTGAGGGTGTCATCTACTCCATCAGCAACCACATTGTCCTGACCAGATACAGCTAGTGTAGTAAAGGCATTAGGAGCTGCGCCAGTAGCCCCCGTGGCTCCTGTAGCTCCTGTTGCACCAGTAGCACCTATATCTCCCTTTGGACCTTTTTCAGTTACAGAAATAGAGCTCGGAGTAGAGCTTGTTATGTTGACAGAAGAGGCTGCAGATGTGGTGACGTCAACCGACGTTGAATCAGTTACTGTTACAGATACATCAGCCATTATCTTGCTTCGCTTTCAATAGCCTCAGAAATATCTTCGTTGACTGTAAAGTTTCCAAAAAGAACTGTTCTATGAGTATCTAATCCCCCTACAGTATTGGGCTTAATGTATTGAATGTCATAAACATACTTGCCAGAAGGAATACTTCTCATGACTTTTGCAGAAGCCTGAATAGTAGCGTTACCGCTGTCGTCAACAGAAACTGGTTCAAAGTTGTTTTCTGCTCCTGCTCTAGTAACAGCCTTGTTGCCAATATCTTGTGTGCCCAGTAGCAATCCACCCTTTCCCCTTACACTTCTTGATGCGTTTCTACCATCTGCTGGCTGTCTAACCTGAACTATGAATCGGTAGTTGTCGGTAGACAAAGGAAGAGCGGTGCCCGCAGAGTCCTTAAGGCTTATAGTCAATGAAAACGTGTCACCTCTTTTGCAGGTGATATCCATTTTAGACGATTCGTCTAGATTTACTTTACTAGTTGCCATTATTGAAACATGTTCATGAATGATTGACTTTGATCCTGAAGTTCTCCTCGTGTTCCCTTTCTCTGAGAAATAAGTTGAGATTGCTTTGTTGCTTGTTTATCGACACGCTCGTCTTTGCGATCTTCTTTAAGAACCTCTAGTTTTTCTTTAAACTCTTGATCCTCTGTTTTAAATCCAAGCGTAGCCTGAGCTTTAATGAGTTCAATTTGTGTTCTCATCTCATGCTCCATTTGCATACGTTGCATTTCTAACTGACTCCTCATTTGCTCCATCTGAACTTCAATCTGAGCCTGCATTTGCATTTCTTGTTGCTTAGCCTGAGAAGCCGCCTGAGCAGACTGTTGAGCCACCTGTGCCTGCATCTGTGAGTTTTGCATGGCTTGTTCTTGCATACGCTTCATGCGCTTGTTGCGACGAACAATAAGAAGTCTTTCTGCTTGATTTACATCACGCATATTTCTAACAGCAATAGCATCCTCAAGATCAATTTCTTTCTGACCCAAAGCCATCTGGATGTTTTGCTCAAGATACATTCGATCTTTATCCTCCATGTCTTTTACAACCTGAACGCCAAAGTTGTACATAGGCAGATCCCCAAAGCTACTGAGCACTTTCATGTTGCTTTCGCCGATGGCATTTGTGTATGCCTTATATATAGGTGTGTCCTGAGGTAGGATTTGAAGACACTTTACAATGTCCTCACAAACCTTCTTGTAGATAACCATTGCAGCGTTGGTAATATCATAAATGGCATTGTTGCCTGCTGCAATAGCATTTTGTTGAACACCGACTAGTGTATCTCCCTTAGGAGTAGACGCATCCATCATCTCGTTTATACCCGTTACGTCACGGATCATCCGCAAGTAGTGGTTGTAAAGAGACACCAATTCGTTGATGTTCCTGATGTGGTTGTCAATCGTTCGAACAGGCGGGTTTTGGAAGCCACCCTCTGGGTTTTTACTTCTGTAGTAGAAAACACCTGTTTGTTCGTAGATGTCGTGCAGCTCCAAAGGTTGAAGATCCCCACCCTTACCTAGCTGTACATTTTCAAGACCCTCCACGTCAATAATCAACCCATCAGGCTTTGCCTTTGCCAAGGCTTGCTGAAGCTTAAGGTGGGTAATTTGAAGCATGTCTGCAAAACCAACACACCCGTCGATCAAAGACTTGGGGATCATGCGTCGGATATTCGTCGAAATAGACGAGTATGACATACGCGCTTTAGAGATGTCGTGAATGTTTTTAGGAACATTGCTCTTCATCCCGTAGTCAAACAGCATGTCGCATCCCATGATAAAAGAACCCCCATAAATAGTTTGAATCTCAAGCTTATGAGGCTTCCTAGAAAACACTGAATTCTTTTTCTCTTTGTAGTCGTATCCCTCAAAGAAGAAACCGCTGTTTCCGTACTTATTTTCTTTTTCTTCAAAGAAGATGCAGTCTGTAGAAACAAACTCGAAGTCTAAAATGTCAACCATAAACTCATCATATCCATACATAGTCTTGTTGAGACTACGATCATACTGAGTGTCGTTTATTCTAGACTTATCGTATCCGCTATTGTTAGCAACTGTAGTAGCAATCTTTTTGTAGTCCTCCTCTGAAAACATATCGCCCGCCAACCTTTTTAGCTCACTAATGCTTACTCTCTTAATATGACCAGCATAAGTTAGGTCATTCATACCGGGGTCCTCGGTGTAGCTGTGAATAAAGTTAATCGGGTCTACATACTCCTCTCTAATGCCATAGCTTGGGTCATTGCTTCTTTTTACAACACCCATGCCCAAAGCAACAAGATCATTAACTACCCTTCTGAAAATGCCGTCATTAAAGTTGCTCCAAGAAAGAGTTAGGTTAGTCCCTATCTGTGCAGCAATTTCCGCGTCTGTCTTAACGTTGGTTTCCAAAAAGATTTCTGCCTCCTCCATTGTTTCAGGAAGGCTTTCTGGATCTTCCCCCAGAACCAATCCTCCAGTCATCTCTTTGAGTTTTAACAACTCATCACGAAGCATGACTTGATTCTTCATCCTGTTTTTCTCTTGCTGCTTTTCAGAAGAAGAGATAGGATCAATAGCCTCTAGGTTTGGGTATGGATCCCTAGAGAGAATTTTATTTGCAACAATCTTAGCGAACTTTGGGAGGATAGGGACGGGGGTGTAATCAAGATTTACCAAGCTACCATCCCCGTTGTTGGGGTCTAGGTTGGTAAGGATCTGCTTGTAAATATTTGTGTCCTGAGTTCCGTTTGCGTACTCCCTGTTACGTTCAAACGTTTTATTTCTCTGGCGCACCAAAGAGTTCTGATTGGTCAGACTCCCCCACTGACTCTCGATAGCCTTAGCGTAACTTGCGCCATAAGCTTCTGAAGACTTTTCTTGTTGAGGGGCTAGCGGGTCCGGAAAATTGCTAGACTTCTTTTTACCATATTCTTGCATTACTCTAGGCGCATTTTGTGCAAATATAAGGAATTAGCCGATGGGCTTATATCGCCTAAAAAATTTAGCTTCAGACAGGTTAGACTCTTTCTTTTTAACCTTTACTTTCTGAGCAGCTAAAAGGCATAACCCAGAACTAATTGAAAGGTCAAACTTTGTTCTGTTGTCAATTTTAAACCCTATCCAATCCTCTAAAGTTCTGTTGAAATAAGTCTTACCGTACTCTCCTGTCTCTCTGTTTATTCCCACATGATCGTGGATGTAAGCCTCTATAGCGTGAGCATGAGCCTGTATTACCTCTTGAGAGTTAGATGGTATGCCCTTTGTCTTCACGTTCATCTTTGCATTGGGGGCAGAAAGATGACGAGGCCTATTCATTAGATAGCCATCGTAACCCCTTGTCTCAAAATATCTTGCAATGCCGTACTTGTTGTTCTCAATTAAAAGCGGGTACCCGTAAAACACTGCTGCCATGAGGCAGTCTTCATAGAAGATCTTGGCTAAAGGTGGACGGGACGCATACTCCAATACAAACATGTTAGATGGATGCTCCATGTGAAACTTGTTGTATAGGTGTAGCGCTCCCTTAGACCCCCGTCCATCGACGGTGGCATCAAGGTCATAAGAGTCAACCCCGCCTACCCCCAGCTCTGCATTCGGTGCTATACGTTTGTTTTGCTCAAACTTTTTTAGATTACGCATTTCTATTGGAGGCATCCAAGCAATACGAAATCGACCTTTAACATCAGGTTTAAAAACAACCTCTGTGTCTTGAACCCCTTCTTTCCAAACAAAGTTTCCTCTCACTACAGGATTTGGAAACAACTCATCGTTGTATTGTATTTGCTCATATATCTGACCAACATTAAACAAGCTGCCATCAATACTGTCCCTAAAGGCTTCGTCCTCAGTAAATGGGAACTGCCTAATAACTTCATTTAGTTCGGAGGGATCTCCCTTGAGGCTTTCCCTTTCGTTCTTAAGGAACGTTTTAGATCCTTGAAAAATGCTATCCCCATCAAGACCATCGACAACCTTATCAGGATTTTCCACGATTGGATTTCCGTAGGGGTCAAAAAAACCTTCCAAAGAGTCGTAAGCAGGGATGAACAGTCTATAGAGGCCAGTTCTAGTCCTTCCATTTGCGTTTCTTTCTATTGGGTCTGAGTCTTTCCACAGATCCTTGTACTCCTTCCCACCCTTGTCCATCGGATTTACGGTGCTTCCCACCAGCGCTTTTCCGACTATTTTTCGCCCGACGATCAAACACGTCCGTTGAATCCTCCAAGCGTCTCTTATGTCTGTAGGTTTTTCCCATTTGCCTGCCTCGTCGAGATACAACAGGTGTAGCTTTTCACCGTCGTATGCGTTGTTAGTAGTGTTTTTCCAGTTGATAACTGTGTTCAAGGCCTCTCCTTTATGAGAAGTCTTGTTGTTCTTTGTAATTCTTTTGCTAGGCTCTCTAAATGCAAGCTCCATACGAGGGTTGGTAGTACCGTCTTGAATAGGCTTAAAAAAGAAAGGATAGCTTCGAAACATCTGAACCACCTTCTTCATAAAGATGTTTTCTTGAGCGTCCTTACCAGTCTTTGACTGTATACCCATCAGCTTGTCCTTTACCTGAGTGCCCTCATCTAAAAGCACAGACGAGCAGATATTTGTATACCCGCTACGCCTGCACTTAGTATAGAGCTGCCCGATACATCGGGTGTCCGCCTCACACGCTGATAGATGAATGAAGATGTCTCTTTGAAAGGACAAGAAGTTCGGATATCCAATATCCATCTTCGTCCACTGAAGCATCATATAGTGACGCCCCGTAATATATGTAGGTTCACCGTTATTATAAAACCAAAAGCCCTCACGCCTACGCCGAAACTCTTCTTCGATATACGCAGAAAACTTTTGTCGAAACTCCCTTGGCATCTCGCTCCACTCATCCATAGAGCGAATCCTAGACAGCTCTTCGGGCATAGGCCTCCTTTCCCACATCTGCATATCGACTGCCTTGCCATATCCCTCAATTTGTTTTTTGGGAGGCTGAGCGGGAAGTATAATGACCAACCCACTAAGTTCGATAACCTCACCGTGTGTACCCTTGGGGCAAATTGAGATAGCAAGGTCATCATATTCTTCTATGTTTACTAAAGTGCTCAAAAGTAAGGTTGGTTTGATAGAAACTCTAGCCAGTCCAAAACTGTAACTATTCCATCACCATCGAGATCGTACTGTTTGTTTTTAGTACCAAAAGAGTTGTAGAAGCCAGCGACCTCTTGCATGAAGTCAAGAAAATCCTGCATTAGTACACCTGACCCCATCTATTGCTTTTGAAGCTGGGGGCTCCTGTTTTTGGGTTTTTTAGAACCATGTTCTTGCCGCATGGACACTCGATCTGATGCTGAGCTTTGTCGTCAACAAATTTAATTGTAACACCAGACTTGTCTTCTTCGTGCTTTTCCTCGCACTCACAAATGTAAGTAGCCATAGTTATCGACCTTGTGAAGCGTAAGGCTTCTTGTAGTTAATTGAATTTTTGTTTTTAGATGTCTTAGTCTTAGCGTGGACACCCTTGCGACGAATACGTTTCTTCTTGTATTCTGAGATTTGAACTTTAGCCATGTGTTTTAATTTAATTCAGTACACCCGCAGGGACTCGAACCCCGAACCCTCGCCTTAGAAGGGCGATGCTCTATCCAGTTGAGCTACAGGTGCAATTTACTTTAATGCTCTATTCTTTGATGCAGACATAACAACTGCTTTGCCTACGGAGTTTCCTCCTGTGTGGTGGACGTCTTTCCCGTCACCTTTTTTGACCTTCCCCTTTCTGGCAAACTTTCTACGAAGTTTATTCCTTAGTGCCCTGCGCTTCTTTTGCTTTTCTGTAGCGTTAAACTCTGTGTCATACTCTTTCTTATTAGAACGAGCTTCAGGGTTATTGGCGTAGTACTTAGCAGTTTTCATGGACCAAAGATAATAAATGTCCGCGAGGTGGGACTTGAACCCACATGTAACCAGTTACCCTTTCTACAAGGTATAAGCTTGAGGGGATACTCGCGGTTATGCGTTGCGGCGTTCGTGAGTTTTAATCCTGTGGCAGTTAGAGCACCTGACCTCACATTTTCTTATCTCTTCTTTTAGTTTTTCAACTGAATAAGAGCATTGAACCATTCTTGAGATGTTGGCGAATTTTTTACCTCTAACGTGATCAAAATCCAACACCAATGGATTTCCTTCGCCACAATCAACACAGCTGGCAAAACCCTTATATCTCTTTACAAATTTTCTTAGCCAACGAGACTGGTTTCTATTCTTCTTGTTTATTCTGTCTTTTTCAGATGGATTATCTCTATAATACTTTCTGCTCTGACGAGCATGGTCCTCTTTGTTTTTGTAGGGCATTAGTCCTTTAGGTCGTTATTCCAAGATTCTTCCCAGAATTTGAAGTCGGTCTTGTTGTTCCTCCACACGATCTCCTTCCAATCATTTAGAGAATCTTTCAGCGAAACCTCCGCTGTAGTCTTTAATTTCTCCAATTTCTCCATTGGTCTGTAGGTCTTTAATCATTTGTTCCAATCGTTGTCTTTCAACAATTAGGTCTTTACAATCCGTAGCTGTTTGCTTAATAGACTGAAGCTCGGCTTTTCTGGCGCTACCGTTGATCTCAGGATCAACAGGCTTCTTGATTTCGTCGATCATATTGTTGATGGCAACCTCCATCGACGTCATCAAGCGCTTAGCCGCAGAAACGGTGCTAAACTTACTCTTCGACATACACCAAGTCTTCGTTACGAGTGCGGTAGTGTTCTTTACCGTCTATGCTAATGCGGTAGTCTGCGTTCTTCGCAAAGCCCACTATATCACCTTTCTTTACACCCAGCTCTTCTAGCCAAGGAGCGTCAAAAGAAACACGACCCCTTCTAGGCATCTTGTCCTCTAGTTTAATTACC